TCTCAGTCGATGATAAACTCTTCTCGGTTGATCCAGGTAGAATGGGTCTAGGAGCTAGAATACCGAATGCCTAATCTTCCTGTATCTCTAGATTATCCAGGTCATCGTTCAGGATGGGGAGAAGATCCTATCCTAGTTGCGGAAGATATGGGTATAGCCGAAAGACGAATGAAGAGGCTATACATTCCGCTGAATCAGGCACGAGCGATCATTATGGAGGATATTCAAGAACATTTTACTACTCAGACTGATCCTGATGGGGTACCTTGGGAAGAATGGTCTGAATCCTATGATGCTCGTCAAACAAATTTGGGAGATATTCTTCAAAGAACTTATGCACTAGAATATGCAGCCACGAATCCTGATAGCTGGCTAGTTATCAGTCATTCGCAGAGCGCAGGTGCATATGGTAGTGGTGAAGTTGCTCTAGTAGGATCAAATCTACCCGATTACTGGATTTGGCACGAGGAAGGTATATCTGATCGTGAATCACCAAGAGGTCCGAATCCATTGCCTCGTAGATCATTCGCTGGCGTATCGGATGAAGCTCAAGAAAAAATATATGCAACCTTCGAGGCATATTTCGATCGCGCACTTGTAGGAACTCTAGTAACTGGTCAGCCTATGGGTAGAGGCGGTAGATTTGCGAGAAGGTTCTAGTGGCAACATACTTTAGTGATCCACTAGAGGTACTTGATTATGTCCATGATTTTCTTGATAAGCGAAAAGATGATATCGGACTAGCTTTTTGCGGATATGGCGAAGAGAGACTAATTCCTGAATATCCCGCTATCATCGTTACTGCTGGACCTGTATCAAGAGAGATACATGGTACACACAAATTCCGAGTAACATTCATACTTGAACTATGGATATATCACGCCAAGCTTTCCGAATCACATCGGATGAGAACGAGAAAAGATTTACAGTTTGCCACTTCTGTAAGACAGCTACTTCATGATAACATGAGACTTTATGCAGATATCGATGATCCAAATCCATCCGATCCCCAAATTGCTGGTGGTTGGATAACAAGTGAAGATCCTGCATTCATAAACCGAGGTAAAGGAGAAGGAGTAGTTGCTACGAGGATGGAATGGACAGGGATATCTGAAGCAACTTTTAAATAGGAGGGTAAATGGCACTAAAGCTAAAGTTCGAAAATCCTGACTTTCCCAAAGATCATGTATTTGGAGTTAATGGTCTAGGACTTTTCGAGAACGGTAAAGAGAGAGAAGTATATGCAGATGAGGAAGAAGCATTCCTCAATATGTATACTATGATCGATGATGATGGAAACGTCGTGAAGAGTTCGGTTAAGGAGCTATTCGCAAACAATCCGCACGTTTCGGTATCAGCATCAGGTAAGGCAAATAAACGTCCCGAAGAGACAGAAGAAACCACCGAAGGGACTGAGAAAGGTGGTGAAAGTTAATGCCAGGTGTGGGACTTGGTGGTGGTGGTGCAATTGGTATCGCTATCGAAACTACAATGGGAACCTTTGCTGAACCAACAGTATGGGTTCCGATCATTTCAGAAGAATTTCGTTATGTAGAGAATAGATATTTCTCTCCGCAGCTCCGTCAGCAGGTGATGGTATCCGACGTAAAACAGGGATTCTACCACGTTGAAGGTACAATCACAATGGAGTTGGATACGCATTTCTTCCCATACTTCCTTTATGCATCACGTCATACTGTCACTAAGACAGGAGCAGGGCCGTATACATATAAAGCAGTTCCTAACCATATGGCGTCGGTTCAGTCGCCTGCTAAGTCGCTTTCGATTACGAAGATTGCGAATGATCTTCTCTTCGGATTTGCAGGATGTGTTGTCGGTCAGTATGAATTTACGATTGAAGATGGTGTATTAAGAGTAGCAATGAATATGCTTGGTATGAGTGAAGATGATCCCGCTGGACCGGAAGTTCCGACTTGGAGTGATCCTGATCTATTGGGTGCAGATGCTCATGCGATCTTTGTTGCATCCGATTATGGGCCTGCTCCGACATTTGGTACAGCGAGTACAGACTTCAATGGAATCACGCTTACTATCAATCACAACCCCACAGCGGAGAATCGTATCCGTAAGGATCGATCCGCTAGCTATATTGCTTTCCACGAAACAGAAATCGGTTTTAATACTGAACTCGATTTTGTTGATAAGACTGAGTACGATAACTTCGTTAATACAACCCAGCGAGGAATCAAGCTGGAATCAACTCAGGGTGTAAATCCGTTCGCTACAGCAACAGATGGTGTGAAGTTGCAGCTTAACCGATTCGTTTATGAGACGTATGATATTAACCTTCCTGGCCTTGGTGATATTATCATGGCTGGCGCTACTGGTAGAGGGTTGTCTGTCTCAGGTGGCGATGCTTATGAGCTACATTGCAAGTCGGCAACTAATATTACGTAAATAATGGAATGGCTAAGCCCGGTCAAGAGACTACACTTCGTGAGTGCGACGCCAATATAGCGATTTATTATCGCATAGTGAAGAAACGAAATCTAGAACATGGGCATCACGTAAACATGATGAACAAGTCTCTTGACCGACGCTTAGAGTTAATGGGAAAGCAACCAACCGAAGCGCAAGAAATAGTAGCTACCGGGAGAAAGTAATCTAATAGATGTTCATTAATAGCTTACTTAAGGAGAGAAGCTATGCCAGTTGCAACCATCAAGCCGGGCACGACGTATCGAAAGGATCTTAAAACTCTCGAAGGCGCATTTGTAGAAATTCGTCAGCTCTCGTTCGATGAAATGCTTGAACGTAGAGATAAGGCGATGAAAATGAGTATGGAAGCCCGAGAGGGTAAGCGCGCTCGTAAAGACGAGAAGCGCAAGATCGACTTTGAATCTGCAATGCAATGGACTCGATATTTCGAGTTCTCTCGCTGCATTGTTGACCATAACCTCACTGATGAGAATGAACGTCCTCTTGATTTCAGCAATCGAATGACGTTGAAGGTTCTCGATCCGAGGGTTGCTCAGGAAATCGAGCGTCATATTGAAGAATTGAATCAAGAAGATGAAGATGAGGATATGGAGGATTTTTTCAAGCAGCACTCCTCGTCCTCCAAGAACGAGAATCGGATGCAGAACGACGATTCGGAGAACGACGAGTCTCCCAAGTCCATCGATGGATCAGAATAACTCGACTTTGCGANNCGCACGAAGGTGGACTCTTAGCTCAACCATATGGAGATATTGCTCGTATGGAAGCTATTAAAGCCGCAGATGCGGCAATTGATGAAGCTGAAGCGGAAAAAGAAAAGAATAAAATAGATGCAAAAGATAGAGTAGAAAGAGAATATGGCACTTCGAGCTAGAGAAATCTATTACTTTGTTCGTATCGGGAATTATGCATCTAGACCCCTGCGAGCATTGCAGGCAGATTTCCATAATCTAGCTAAAGCTGGTGATGCAGCAGCTTCACGACTAGAACGTTTGCAGTTGCAGCAGGCAAAACTAGCCAGAGGAATTGCGCTACGCCAAGCCAACATACCCGCAATGCGAGAATCAAATGCACTTCGTTTGCAGGAACGGCAACTTGGGTTGCAGCGAGCAAATATTCAGCTAGCGAATCGTCGTGCAGCAATCAATATGCGTATCGCTGATACTGAGGCTAAGATCGATTCGGCGATTGAACGTGGCAATATGCTGGAACGTCAGCGAGTTGTTACTGAGGCTCGTCTAGCTGCTGCATCACTTAGAGCACAAAGAGCACAAGATATATCAGTTGCGAGAAACGCTGCACGTATAGCGGAAACTGAAAGAGCACAAGCTATGATTCCGCAGCAGCGTCATATCGCTAGGCTCGGATTGGCCGCTGCTCAAGCTAGACGAGTTGTAGCAGCAGAACCGCTATCTCCTGAACAGCGTAGAGCTGCACTTCGCGGGAGTATATCCGGCGAAGCGGATATTGCTGGACAGCAGGCAAGATTTATTGCCGCAGAAAAAGCAGTTCAATCTGCTCAACTCGCAATGCGTAGATTAGAAGCAACTGAGCGTTCATTAGGTGAGCGCCAAGCTATTCTCGCTAGAGAGAGTGGCAGACTTGCTGCGGCTGAAAATGAACTTAAGCTTGCTACTCAACAACAGGCTCTTTCACTTGAGCGATTAGATGCTCAGACAGTAGATAACGCTGTAACTCTTGAGCGCTATCGTCATCAGATTCAAGAATTTACCGCTCAGCTACAGGGACTAGTTTCCGAGGAAGCTCGCCTATCAGTAGCAGAAAAGCGACTTATCGCAGATAGGCTAGAAGCTGCCGCTGCTATTGCAAAAGAAAATGAGGCACTACAGCTAGAAGTAGCTGAACTTCATCGTGTAAGTGCTGCAATAGCACAGCAAGAAGCTCTAATGCGCCGACAGAAGTGGGATCGATTCGCACTTGGCGCAAGAGCATTACAGGATTTTGGTAGAACAGCGCAATATGCTGGTGGTATTACGCTACTCGCATTTGGCGCTATGGCAAGAGCTGCATCGCACTTTAGGACACAAGTTGTTCTCGCTGCTACGCAGGTTGGTGATGACTTTGGAAATGTCAGCGATCGCATCAAGCAAACCAATACTATTGCCAATCAATTGCAAACTGGACTACTCAGGCAGATGCGACAATTCCCAGCATCAGCCGATGAAATGGCTAAGGCATCATATGATATTTACTCATCGCTAACTCTTTCAAATGATGCTGCAACGGCTACCGCACAAGGCTTGAAGATTCTTCGTGTATTCCAAGAAGCTGCTGTTGGTGGACAGACAAAGCTATCGGAAGTAACAAACGCTGGTATTACAATTTGGAACCAGTTCACCGATACAACTAGAGATAGCGGTCAACAAATAGCGCAACTCCGTAAGTTTATGGATCAAGCCTTTGCAGCAGTTAGGTTTGGTCGAACAACCTTTGCAGAGTTTACCGGAATGCTCGCTAATGCGGCTCCCGCTGCTAAAGCCGCAAATCAATCATTTGCAAATATGGCAGGAACACTTGCATTCCTGACTAGACGTTTGCCAGTAAGACAAGCTTCTGTTGCATATGCGAGACTACTTGAGATTTTGCAACGATCAGAAACAGGACTTCGTCAGCATGGGATAAATGTTCGGGATACCTCTGGTATATATAAGTCACTTGACCAAATCATCGGTCAAATTGTTAGCCAAAATCGTGATTTGGTCAAAGGCAGAAAAAACATCGTCGATTTCTTTAAAGAAATGACCAAAGGTTCCGGTGCTGGTACTATGGGCACTATTCAGGCTAGACGAGCATTTGTTTTCTTGGTACAGCAGTACAAATTGTACCAAGGTATCTTGAGACAGACTACGCGCGATCAAGGCGAGTTCTGGAAATCGTTTAGAGCATTGCAAGCTTCTCCAGAAGTCAAGTGGAGAATATTCGTTAATCAACTTCATGCTTTAGCAATCGAGATCGGGCAGTATGCTATTCCCGCATTAATTAAGATCTTGTCGCCGATTTCGCGGGCAGTTAAATGGTTTGAGTCTCTAAATAAATCTACTAAAGATCAGATTGCGACCTGGGGAGTGTATGCAGCTACCGTTACTTTAGTAGCAGGAACACTCTCAGTATTTATCGCTGCAGTGGCTCGTATGATTGCACCTTTTGTAAGACTAGCAGGAGCTATGAAAGCTACT